AGATAGCTTTAAATTTCTCATCTGTAGTTTCTGATTGGAATACATTATAGATTGAAGCAAGTAATCTATAATTAGGAATACGACCATTAAAGAAATCATCTACGTTATAATTTTCTTTAATAGAACTTATCAAATTATACTTCTCTCTACGAAGATTGGAGTTACTAAGTTTTTGACGTTGTTTAATTACAACATTCAATAAATCATTAGCCTTAATCTCTGATGTATAATTTTTTTCAGAAAGTAACTTGTAAAGTTCAAGCTCTTTTCCTAATTCAGTATTTTCATTAAAATACTTTTTTAAGATTCCAACTGATTTGGTTGATTTACCAGCCAAAACATCAGCAGTTATCTGTCTTGTCAATAATTCGAAGAGAATACCGGTATTCTTAATCTTCGAGTGTTTTAGTTTTCGAGCCATTACAAATTACTCCGTATGTATATATATTTTCTCATAAATAAATATAAAGTTAAACAATAATTAGTCATTTGAATCTCCATTAGTGAAAGAAGTTACCTCGTTTTTGTATTCTTCCTCTAACTCAGACACCTCTGTTATGATTTCTCTCTCTTTTTTATTAAAATTCATTGACTTTTTAAGAGAATCATAGTGAGCTAACGCTAAAGCTTTACCATATTTAGGTGAACCACTACCACCCTTTTTCTTATCATGTGCCCCTAATGGATCTCTTCCACGTGCACCACTATCTTTTCCATATTTATTTGGTTCTTTAGGTCTTCCTGCACCTGGTTGTCCACCTTCTTCTGAACCACCCTCATCATCTAACTCATGACCAGTTCTACCCATAGCTAAATCAGATGGTGTTCCTTGAGACTGACCACTTTGAGCAGGATCGTTACCCTCAGCTTCAATTTGTTGTCTTCTAAATTTGTTTCTATAATCAAATGTGATTTGTTCATCCATTTCTTTTATTTCATCTTCAGTAAAGTTAAATATGTTTTTATAAATCCATTCTGAAGAAACTAAACCATCTCTAACCATAGACTCAGCCAATGATGTTTTGTTATTCCACAACTCAATTTTTTCTTGCTCATAAATTGTAGATGGATTTGTTAATGTTAATTCAAAATTGGTTAGTTCTGCATCTTGATAACCTTGTGCATATAAATGAACAATAGCAATCTTTGTCAATTCAGAAAGAGTTATTCTTTGTATTCTTTCGATTGTTCTAGCAAAACGAACATCCTCTGCTGCTAACGTAGCCTTTGAACCTATTTGGTCTTCATATCCCAAGAAAGCTTTTGGAATCCTAAGAGCAGATAATAATTTATTTTTAAGATATTCAATGTCCTCTGTAGCTTCATATGTTAATCCTGGAAGAGAATCAATACTTGTACCACTATCACCACCGCGAACTGGTAAGAAAAAATCTTCGGTAATATTTTGCATATTATATTTTAAATTATAATCACCAGTAGTTTCATCCACAACAGGAGCTTTCTTCATCTTATTAATAACTTGTTGCATGTAATTATCAACTTCTGCTGGTGGAATATTACCAATATCTAATTTGAATACTCTTTTTTCGGGTGCTCTCATAATACGATGTATTAACATTGCATCTTCCATAAGAGTTAACTGTTTAAATATTTTCCTAGCACCCTCTACTTGAGACTTACCGTAAGGAAGATAATTAGAATCTGAAAGTAATCTAAAATGAGCCACTTCATAATTTTCTAATTCTTCTTTTGTTGATGTTTGTTCTTGTTTATATCTATGTTCAGATGTAACAGCTTCAATTAAAAATTTAACATATTCAGGATTTTCAGGATCTAATCCTTCTAATCTAGATACATCGTAAACTGAAAGTGGCACTACATTTGTAATACCAAATTTTTCATTTATTTCTAATTTTAAAAAGAAATCACCATACTTACACATATTACGAATCCAAGGCCATAAATTAAATTCTATGTTAACAATATCGTAAAATAGATTATGTAATATCTCTTTTATTTGGTCATTGTCTGTGTTAATTTGTAATACTTCACCATACTCTGATTTCATTGTTGACTCGTCAGCGTAAATATCAAGTGCCGAAGATATAATAGCATCTGCTTCCATTGACTCATAATCTTTGAAAAGATTTAATCTCATTGATTTTGTTAGTAAAGAATCAGAGTACCCACTTAGTCCAGCACCAGTAAATATTTTTTGATATCTGTCTACTAAATTACTTTTAGCATAAGATTGTGTACGACTAGTGTCACTAACTTTTAATTTTCTTCCACCAACGTTTCTAACTACAACGTTAGTTGAAAATAATCTACGTAATCTACTGAATAAACTTTTATCAGCCATTTTTTACCTCTTTAGTTAAAGTAACCAATCTAATGATTCTTTTTGTTTATTTATTTCCATTGTCCAAGAATCGTTTTGGTTGTTTTTTGGTGTATACACACCTTGATTTGATGTTATACTATTCATTGCTTTTTTCTGTAATTGTATGCCCTCAGACCGAAGTCTCAATGCAGTTTCTCTAATCCAAAGTCCCATAGCATAAGACATTACTAAATCGTCATTATATCCAGACATTGCTTCTGCCCTACTACCATTATATATAAATACAAATAATTCATCTATTAGTCTTTGTGAACGTACAGTTACTAACTTTTCTCTAAAAAATTCTTCCAATTTCGCTATCACAAGTGGTCTAGTTTTTTGTGTCAATGTGAAGCCGGGTACTAATTGTTTTTCTGCTCTATTAATTTTATTATTAATCTGTCTATGTACATCAACCACTTGTAAATCTTTACTCATATAAAAAAGATTTTGATATTCTCTATCTATACATTGTTGAATGGTTGCCCACCCTATATTATTGTTTTCAATCACTAATAAAGCGTCATTATACTCAATAGATATATTTACTAATAAATTACCAAAATCTCTAGTAGACATTCTACCTTTATATTCTGCTACTTGTTCTAAACTTTCAATATCTATAATATGAAAAGCTGAATAGTCTGTTGAATCTCCACGACTAACATCAGCACATACTATATAATCTTTTGTATAGTTTGGTGGATTCCAAATCCATACGTTACTGTCTATCCCTCTTCTTTCTAATGGTTCTTGAACTTGAGATTCTCTATATTCCTCTAAAATTAAACCATCAACTACAGATTGACCAGAAGTAATAAAATCACAATCACATTCTTGAGCAGCTAATGAGGGCCCTAATAAAGAATCTTGTTCATCTCTCCACTCTTGACCTCTATCAGGATGAACAGTCCAATGTAATTTGATAAAATTAAAATCATTTAAATTATCTTCTGCATCCATCCAAGTTCTATGAAACCAATTACCGACACCATTTGGTGTAGATAAAGCAATACATTGACCACCAGTAGATAATGTCTGTGAAGCTGCAGCCCATATCCCATCAATTTTATCAATAAATGCAGCCTCATCAAGTACTAATAAAGATAATGCCTCTGAACGACCAGCATCTTCTCCACTTGATACTGCCTTTATCTGTGAACCATTTTTATATCTCAATGACAATTTGTTATCTTCAACACATTTTTGTTTTAACCAAGATGGTAAATTGGCGTGCATCACTCTTACTTTGGTTACTAAATTTTTGGCAACTTCTTGTTTAGTAGCAATAACAAGTATATTTTTATCTGGATGAAAAGTCATCATCCAAAGAGAATAACCAGCAGTAATAGTAGATATACCTAGCTGTCTAGCTTTCAAAATAATATTGAAACGATGTTGAACAAAATCTTCAATAGTTTTTTCTTGAAAGTCATACAAATCAAATGGTATTTTACCTTTGATTGGATGTTGAATCATACAATATTTTTTTAAGAAATAAATTGAATTTGAGGCGCACTTTGCGTACTCTTTTCTCATCACATCTTTTAATTGTCCTTGTTTGTTACGCTTCATTTTACCTATGTAATACGTGAACTATACCTGAACTACCAATAATTACTTTACTAGGTGCAATATCATATTGTGTGTCAACTAACAAAGCTGAACCTGGTATCATACCACCATTTTGAAGTTCAATAGTTACATTACTTACGTCTTCAACAATAAATCCAGCAGCAATTGCCGAACCCGTAAAAGCGACTGTTTGATTAGCAGCTACTTTTGTAGCTTTATTATAAACACCAGGATTTTTAAAATCTGGTTGACTTCTACTAGATACATCAGTTCTTCCTTTTGTACCACTTGTTACTGTTGCCATTTAATTTCTCCTATTAAATTTAATTAAAATTGTCCTATATATAAATATATCACTTTAAAGAATCTTCTACTTTTTGTAAATGTTCTAGAGCTTCATCAGCTTGTTTCATTACTAAACTCATATCCATTTCCCACTTTTCTTTGTCAATGGAATATCCGTCTGGTCTAAATTGTTGATAAAATTCTGGTGATTTTTGTTTTTTAAATTCTTCTATTGTTTTCTTTTGTTCTTTTATCCAAGATAATGTATTTGCCTTTACCTTTTTTTCTTCCCATTCTTTATATGTGCCATCTATTCTCATTTTATTTTCTATCTCTACCTGACAATCAAAACAATGATTATATAAACGATACATTTTATCATCTAATCTTTTTTTCATAACCTTATCACATGATGGACAGAACCAAGGTGTTCTAGCTGCTTTTAACGCTTCAGAACGTTCACTAGACTTTTCTCTTTCTTTTGCTATTTGTTTTTGTCGCTCTTTTTTTTCTTTAGTATCTTCCATAGCAACCATAATACGTTTTTCTGGTGTACCACCATCTAAAATTGATTGTAACGCTTGATTTTGTCTTTTATTTTCTCTACTATATCCTGCCATAACTTACTCCTATACGAATTTTAACATACCTAAGATTTGATTTGCTGGAGCAAAAGCACCAGTATACTTATATAACTTTCCTTTAAATACAAAAGTGATACCCTCACTTGGTACAACTGACTTCAAACCACCAATTGCATTAAGTCTATCTAGTTGAGTTTTTAATGTATTAATAACTTTTGGATCTTTTGATGTCCTAACTTGTGATATAGCCTTTTGTAAATCTTTTCTAATTCTTTGTGCTGCTTTATCAGGATTGGCTGCAATAAAGTCACTAAGATTAGAAAGTATTTCAGCTCCTAACTCAAAGAAAAGAACTTCCCAATCTCTAATATGTTTTTTCTGTAATCCTTTTAAATCTATTTTATCTGTTTTTAATATCCAATTTAAAAATTTTTCATTCTTTATGTCTTTTCTAATCTGTTGTATCGTATACGACTTATCTAAAAATGCCCATCTTTTTGTTAGTTTACCTAAAATATGATTTGGAACTTGATATTTAAATTGTTTTCCTGCATTAAAAATGTATTCCATCCAATAAGCTTGATGATAATCTGCCAACGTATCTTTTGGTTTTAAATTAAATTGGTTTTGTAATCTG